GTCGCCCGATTCGCTTGGCCAACAGCGAACCCTCCTAGATCATGGCGTCGCAAATTACCTAAGCCCTTGGAGTCAATCCGGCATCACGTATAATCTTCCTGTATCTGGCAATTTCAGCATCTATCGAGTCAACATCAGGTAGCTGCTCCTTTAGTGACTGGTGCGGCCCATACAGCCAATCAAGAGCATCCTGGCCGTGCTCCTTGATTACGTACTCCTTATGCTCTGCAACTGCGCCAGACTTGTGCTGATTGCAATTAACGCTGCATTGCTTGTGTATGTTGGTTAGCTCGAACCTAAGCTCAGGACAAGCCCCCCTGGTTCGCAGGTGTCCGGCATCATACTTGATTGATGGGTTTGAGGTCCCGCATGTGCAGCATGGCTTGTCCTTGTCTCGCACGTGGACAACATACTGATTAACCAGCCTCTGCAACTGGTCAAGGTGATGCGGCCTATTTAAATCCTTCCTCTTCTGAGCAAGCCTTGCTTTATCTTCTGACTGAGATTTCTTGCGCTGGCGGGACTCTGACCTTGCCTTGCGCTCTCGAACCTTTGTGGCCTTCTCCCGCGCGAACTCTATCGCGCACACGTGACAACAAAACCAAGCAACAGGGGTTTTCACCCCTGATTCTGCCGGCTTGTATTCTGCGCATTGTTTGCATTTGCGGGTGCTATTCGCCATTAGACATCAAACCCATAGCAGTCATTCATCATCTCGCGGTGATACTCTTCTCGTAGCCAGTCGGAATGTGATTGTTTCCTGATTTGCAACTCATGTTCACGCTGTAGTTCATCGTGATATGCGTCAATCAGTTTTTCCTCAACTGATTTGATATGTCGATCAACATTTTCCATCAGTTCGCTAGCCAAGCAGAAGCCCCCTTGATGATCGCCGTACATTGGCTGATTTGATGTGAGTGATGCCAAGTATTCTCTTGCCTCAATAAGCATCAATCGCTGACCATCCAGATCCCCACCTTGCACCGCAGCATCATATCGCCAACCAAGCAGCGCATTGTATTTGTCCATCTCAGGAGTTTTAATCACATAACCCCCTCACTGGTAAATATCTCGGCGACTCGCAGCGATCCCTTTGTCGTGAACAGCGGCTGCGGGTATCCCATCTCGGTTATCTTCATCTCGCCATAACCAGAAAGCACCCAGTCATGGCAGAATGCGCGACCACGCTTTACGCACTTGTTATACACACCGCCAAGCTCGTCCAGCTTGCGATTCATCTTGATTGCTGACATGCCAATCTGCTGGGCGACCTGCGTGGCATTTAGCAGGGCCTCTCGCTCTATCACCCGATCAAACACATCGGCCTTTGGCGCTGCGATAGCCAGTTGCGCATGAGATTGCTCAAGCTCCATTGCAAGTCGCCCAGCCTCAAGCAGTGCGGCGGCGTAGGTTTGCGGGACTTGTGGTTTGGATGCACTTTCCAACTCCTGCCAGCGATCAACTATGGCGGCGGTAAGCTCAGGGCAGTTCTGGGCAACCAGCACCAGTGAGTCACGCTTGTTGAGTCGATACTCCATGAACTCGCGGCCTTGTTCATTGGAAAATTTAGACTCAGCCAGCGGCTGACTCCCTCCAATTACGCCTGATTCCTTGAGTCTGTCAGCGCTGCGCTTGATGTCGCTGTGATTCTTTCCAAGGAGATCTGAGATCTCCTTGGTTCCCATGGTCATCTCGGATGACATTGCTATCAACTGGTTCATTGCTTTTTCTCCAACAAAAAGCCCGCTAGATGGTAGTGGAGTACCAAACTAGCGGGCCTAGGGCTCGGGAGCCTTTGCAGTATTCACGGCTCCACCCGCACTGCAAAGACACCTAACAAAAAGGATCGTACACCACCGCACCATGCGGCGCAATCATATTTCACCGGTTCTTACTGCTGAAACGTACCACTTGAGAACTGTTGGGCTTATGCCGTTGTTTGCCGCCTCCTTCCGCAACAGTGCGCAGGCTTCCTCGATTAGGCCCTGACTGTTCCCTGAGTGCTGCAATCCCATGCCCTCGAACTGCTTGATGAGGTTCTTTGCCAAAGCCCTGGCGGCGATCCGATCTTGCTCAGTGAGTGGCTTCATGAGCCACCCCATACGTTCAGGCCAACCAGGAATGCCACCGAACCAAAAACAAAAATAACTGCAGCACCAATTATCACCTTCATAGCCCCAACTCCTCTTTCCTGAGTCTGTCGTACTCACACTCTTCGGGGATTGTCAGCAGCAGCCCGTAGTTCAGCGCCCAGTGATATACCATGTCCAGGTACAACTTGAACTCCCCAACATCCAACCCTGAAGTTCCGCGCAGGGCGCTACGCCTAGTTGACACCCCGGTGATCACGTCAGTATCCATCACATCCTCATGCCCGAGGTAGGTGTGGCACATCGCATCGTGAACCCATTGGTCGCTGGCGAAATCCTTTCCTTTCGATTTAAGCCAGTCACTAATCTCTCGATACCACATCCACGAAAGGTTGTTCTGACTCAAGCTCCTGGATTTCTTCCCGGATAGCTTAACCTGCACCGGCCCATCTGCCAGCATCGCTGTTACCTTGGCGATAAGCTCCTGCGTATCTCGACCGTCGATGATGGTTATCGTTGTCATTGCTCCACCTTGAAGTGCCACAGGTATCCGGCGCTTTCCCTTTCACCCTTGCAGGCTGCGTATGCTGTCTGGTAGTTGAATCCAGCATTCACCACCTCGCGCCTTCCGCAGAACTCGTACCGCTCACCGCGAGACCCTTCCATGTTGCTGACGGCCACCATGACTCGCCGCTTGTTCTGGCGCAGGACTATTCCAAATCGACGCGCCCGCTTTGCGTAACCGCTGATTGTCCCGAGAGAGATCCCGAACTCATCAGCGCAAGCCTGCAAGCCCCTGCCGGATTCCAGCGCTTCGTATATCTGCTTTCCTCTCGGGCTTACCCAGGTTCCGCAAAACTCGACATACCCTGGTTTTCTTGCGTGCTTGCTCATGGCTTCACCATGTATTTTCTGACAGTACCGCGCTGGCACTTCAGGATTTCAGCCGCCATGGTCACGTTGTTGTTGGTTGACATGACTTGGCTGACAGCCTCCATATAAGCCTCCGCAAGCATTTCCTTTGCCGTACTGTTACCAACGTCTAGGCATGCCACGTCAAATGGCTTGTAGGTGCGACTGCTTGCGTCATTCAGCCACTTCCTGAGTGTCCACCTGTTGATTTCAAGTAGCTCACTGGCCTTGGTCTGATTTCCGTAGCAAGCAACCAAAGCGGTATTGATTGCCGTCTGCATTACATCGGCCTTTATGTCATCCAGCGTCGCGCCATCAGCCAGGCGCATTTCGATATGCTTTTTCATTTCGCCACTCCAATGCCCGCCATGGCTGCGATCATCGCCAGCTTTTGGTATGACCGAAACCGACCTGGCCCACCAACAATAGAAACTTTTCTAGGTGGAGGGGCGTCCGCCTCCAATACCCCGCGCATCCTTGCTATCTCCATAAGAACGCTGCTGTTGCTGTTGTCGATAACCGCCTTAACCCATGCTCCGTGCTTGGCGTGGATGGAGGATTGAAGTTCTTCCAACTCCCGCAAAAGCTCTTGGCGCGCATTATGCTCTTGGGCTTCCTGTTTCCTGCGTTGACGACTATTCATTTTCCCACCTTCTCCCATTTGTAACCTGCGTAACTGTCGATGATACCGTTAACTGCCTTGCTAACCATTGTTGCCGGAAAGCCTTGTTCTGCTGCCTCGCTAAGCGTACCGAACCGCACAACGCCAAACACATCGCTGGTTCCGACATACTCGTAAGACTCTGGCTCATAAGCCGGAAGCAAACCTTTCTTGCGCATCGTCGCAACAAGGCTCCTGAGTGACGATACAAGCATTCCTGTGCGCCTAGCCATGTCATCGTATTGGATTGGCTCTCCGATGCCGTCTATGAGCATCTGACGCGCCATATCGGTCTTTGTGCAACCCCTCTTGCGTGGAGTTGGTATCAATCCAGCAGCTCGCATCCGATAGACGATTACTCTCACTGCCGCACTATCAAGACCAGTTGCAATCTCGATCTCCTTGTAGCGGCCTGTTGGGTCAGCCATCTTTGCGATCATGCCTCTGGCTATTGCTGTTGCTTGTCCGTGTTCCATGCTACCCCCTGTTGATTGCCATCACCTGCGGCGGACGAACTATCTCGCCGGTTGCCATTATTTTTAACACGTCAAAAGTCCTTCTTGGCGCTCTTTTGATGAGCTTCTGGCTTTGACTCCGCCGTAATCTTCCAGCGCCCCTGCTCGTCATCTGGAATACCAACAAAGTGGCCGTTCTTGAAAAACATGTATCCATTTGTTGGCTGGCCCCTGCGTCGTTTTACGTTGAGCAATTCAGCCACGTTTTGCATCGGCGTATTCGGGTCGTAAATGCATTCACGGTGAACCATTACGATCTTGTCGGCGTCTTGCTCAATGCTTCCGCTATCCCGAAGGTCTGCCGCAACTGGCCGCTTGCTGCCAACGCGCTTTTCAACGTCACGCGACAACTGAAACAGGCCGATAACTGGGATCTTCTGCTCCTTGGCCAGTAATTTCAGCTTTCTCGTAATGTCTGCAATTGCCAAGTCGTGGCGGCTGAACTTGCCACCAATCTCCATCAAGCCAACGTAATCAACTATCAGCGCCCCCACGTTCTTGTGCTCTGCTGTGAACTCCTTGCACTGCTGGATCACCTCGTCAATTGAACATCCGGCGGCGTCATCAATGAAAAACGGCTTTCCTCTAACCTCTTCGATAGCTCGCCCGAACTGGCCCGACTCGTTTCCCTCGAATATGCGGCGCTCCAGGTCATCGACTGACAGATTAGACAGGGCAAGGATTGATCGCTCTGCAACCTCTACCCCTTCCATTTCGAGAGACTTGTAGAGGACGGCTTTGCCTTGGTTGATTGCCAGCTCGTTAGCCACTGCGACAGCCAACTCAGTTTTCCCAGAGCCAGGGCGCCCAGCGATAACGATGAAGTCCGTCATTCCGATAGTGCCGAACGCATGATCCATTCCACCCTGCTTGAGCCTCACCCCCTGCTGTGCCTCTCCGTTGTAAATCTTGATGCGGTGGTCAACGAACTCCTCGGCCAGCTCGTACAGACTTCGCGGCTTCTGTCGCTCAACTCCGAAATCAAGCGAGGCTAGGGCGTCACGGGCCGCTGTCATGGCCTCAAGCGGATTCTGGGTATCTATGATCGCCTGCTGCACCTCTTGGAGTTTTTGCAGTGCTGTAGCCATCGCGTGGTTTGCTTTGATGATCTTGGCGTAATGCTCGGCGTTGGCATCACTGACACCAGATTTCATCATCTCGACTACCCAAGCGAAATCACATTCAGCAGGAAGCTCCCCGCGATTGCCTGCCAGCTTCACCTCTTCCGAAACGGTTGTTAGGTCTACAGGGCGACCATTGGCTGCAATTCGCTTTATGGCCGAGCACACAAATCTAGTGCCTGTAGTGCTGTAGTATTCAGGCTTGGTAAGACTTATCGCCTTGGCGCAGCGTGACGTGTAGTTAGTTATTGCCGCACCCAATAGGCGAGATTCGTATTCGTACTGGTTGATCATTGCAATCCTCGTTAGCTAGTTCCGTACCTATCCTCTTTCACCCCGAGGTAACACTTCTCAGTTATCAGGAAATCGAAGTTCTTTTTCTTCCAAACCTTTCCATCAAATGACGGCCTATCCTCAAACATCCACGAGCACTCTCTAACTGCCATCAGGTATGATGCCCATCGCTCGCCTGTGAACTTGTGTTTTGCGTAGAAGTTTGCAGCCTTTGTCTCCCTGCCGTTTGCGTTTGCCTCAATGTCTACTGCTGGCATCTCTGGGATAAGTTCCATGTACTTTTCTGCCATCATCCTGAAAACAGCTTTTTTTGATTGCTGCTTCTGGTCGCCATCAGGCGACGAATGATCTGTTTCTTTACTTCTTAAATTCTTTACTTCTTTAGGTGCTGCGATTTGATTGTCTTTTGCCTGCGATTTGCCTGCGGTTTGCCTGTCATCCTCCTGGTACTTGTCGTAGCAAGCTATTGATATTAAAGAGTATTTGCTTGTTTTTTGCCTGCTAATCATTCCGTCACTTTCAAGCATGGAAATTATGCGTCGCAACTTAGCTACAGACACCCCTGATTTCTTGCTGAATGCATCAAGACCAAAAACCAACTGCCCTCTTTCTACGTCAATCAAGCAGCCGTTAATCATGCTCTTTTTGCTCTCGAAGTTTGCTTCACACAGCAGCCTAACCCAAACCGACAACGCCTCCGGCTCTGTCGCGCACCAGTGATCTAGGAGTGCGCGATGAACCTTGATCCACCCTGGTGCAGACATCGCTATCCCTCTAGCTTGTTAATGGCCTTGCTAATGCTGTTTATTGCGTAACAAACCTCATTGGTGGCATCAACAAGGTCTTTATCCCTGCACATCTTAGATATGAGTTCGGCCATCATTCGCTTGATCTCGATGGCGTTATCAAGAGCCAACTCTTTGCCTGATTTCATTTTGCATCCTCCCCCAGCGCCACCAGCTCTGTTACTGTCATCCCGAGGTAGTCAGCGATCCGCTTTAGCGTGTTAGTCGATGCGCTCTTTGCCTTGCACATCGCGTAAATCGTCTCCGGCTTTCTACCTATGCCGCGAGCCAAATCCGCCTTTGTCTTTTCAGCCTTCACCAGGGCGATGCTGATTGCTTTACCTGAATCCATTTCAAAACCTCGTTAGTGTCGATACATCCTAAATGGTGAGAATCCCATCACCATTTAGGATGGAGCCCCGCAGGGCCCCACACTTACTATCCATATTGCTAAAGAGCGCGGCCTGTTCGCCGTTGATGGATACAATAGTGCACCAATGAAAAGATTTGGTCAATATGAAAATAATCAAAAAACACCATAAAAATGTATTGACCTTCCCCGCCACCATGCTAAGATTCATCCATCAACGGCAGGGCCGGATAGCAGGAGAGAGTGATGATTGACTACGTTAACGCACCTAAGCCGACACAGGCTCCGTGGTGGGTGGTTCACAGCCAGGAGATTAAGTTCTGGTCTCTTATTGCGGTGATGATTCTTGTTGGGGGGTTGGCATGAGCAACCGCAAGCTGCAATTCCAGCAAGACTGGCTGGCGTCAAACTGGGACAAATTCGTGGCATGGGGCATAGAGGATTCACATGGCCGACTGCTGACAGTATCCGATGCGCTTGAGCTTACAAATCTGGAAGGCGACCAGATTGACGCAGCATTTCGCCTGGGAGCCTGTGCCACTCACGAAGCTATCGAGATTATCGCCAAGGCATTCCTGCTGGATGTGGTAGTGGATACGTTGTGGGATGAGCATTTGGCAGCAGAGGCTGAGTTCGGCAGGGAGTTGTCATGGACAAGAACAAGCAAGCAGCTCTAGCCAAGGCGCTTGAGCAGATTGAAAAACTACCAAAATCAGAGGTTAGAGTTGATGGGCCATTCAGAGCAAGGTACAGAAGGTCAGCGGTTGAAATCGCGGGATACTACCGGTCAAGCGACTACCTGCCATACAGAGACGGATATCGCATTCTTCGCTGAGTGCGCAGAGCGAGCAGGGGTTGAGCTTAAAGATTGGCTGGATAGTGAGCCGTTCTGATTTCGATACTTATCAGTTAGTCACATGAGCAAGCGGGAGAGAAGCGATGGCAATACCAATAATGATTTTGGGTGATAGCGGAAGCGGAAAGACGCGATCTGCTAAATCCCTAAAGCCAGAAGAGACGCTGATAATTCAGCCAATAAAGAAGCCGCTTCCATTCAGATCATCAGAGTGGAAGCCATGGGATAAGGATGCAAAATCAGGTTCTGTTTTCCGGTGCGACAAGTACCAAATAATCAAAAAGTGGATCGACGGCGCTGAGTCGATGGGCAAGAAATACATTGTCATAGATGATGCTCAGTACATCATGCTCAATGACGAACTGCGCCGCAGCGATGAGGTCGGGTTCAAGAAGTTTGTGGAGATGGCAAAGGATTACGTGGATCTGATAACGCACATCACCAACCACGACTCAAACTTGATCGTCTACTTCATGACGCACACAGAGACGCAGGATGACGGTCATATCAGCGCCAAGACCACAGGCAAGATGATACGCGAGAAGGTAGTGCTTGAGGGTTTGTTCAGCATAGTTTTACGATGCCAGGTTAAGGACGGACGCCACTTCTTCTCTACCAAGACGAACGGATTTGACTGCGTAAAGACCCCAGAAGAGATGTTTGATTCTGACCAGATAGAAAACGACCTGGCAATTGTTAACCAAGCGGTTATCGACTACGGATATTTCAACTAACAATCGCCGCCGTCATGGCGGCTTATGGAGAAAGTAATGAACAATGTAATTTTCCAGTACGACCAAGATTCTGCCCTGACCTCTGGCGCATCCAACTACAT